CGCCAGAGCCGTGAATTGCGGTACTACAACTGATGTCCGGGGCAAAGGTTACTCTGGAGGAGATTATGGCCGCCAGAACCCCTCGCGGGTCTTGGACTAAGGTCCAGCTTCAGGCGTGGGGAGTGCCGTGGCCGCCTCAGAAGGGCTGGGCCAAAAAGCTGACGGGCGACGAAAGCACTACCCTTCCTATTCCGGGTAGAACTAAGGCATCAATCGATTTGGCAAGAAAGACGCGCATTCAGCTAGAGCGAGAGAACGTGGCCCTGATGCGTGAGGTTATTGAGCTTCGCCGTGAAATAGAGAAGCTGCGCGTTAAGGAGGATGTGTAAAAGTGGTAAACTTCCGTTGCCCGCTGTGTGAGAAGCCATTACAATCAATCGTCACGCAACAAGGCGGACCTGAACTGCCGAATAGCGCAGTGCTGTATTACCACGAAGACGGTGAGTTACATTTTGTAGTTAACATGGCGCGGGACAGATACCCGCAGGAGGAAGAATGTCCAGCACAGGAGCTACCGGCCCAGTAGGCGCTGAGTGCGATATCACTGACAACCCTCACGAAGGCATGGCGGCAGACCCACCAGCCCAGTTGCGCAGTATCACCATTACAATCCCGCCAGACGTTCGTGAGGAGGTCGCCAAAGCCATTTACGAACACTGGAATGCCGTGACGAACAATGGCCCGCCGTGGGAAGAGGTGGACGCTGACTGGCGCACAGGCACGCTTGGTCAGGCAGAGGCGGCTATCATCTCTCTGTTTGAGACTTGGCCGGGGATGCAGCACGACAACTATGTCATCGTCCTGCCGCAGGAGGTAATCCATGATTAACCCAGCACAGATACCGACAGAGGCGGTGGAGGCGGCTGTAAATGCGTATGCGGGAGCAATATGGGACGCTGACGCCAAACCACTGGACTACCGACACGCGATGACCGCCGCCATCGCCGCAGCACTCAATGCGTGGCCGGGGGCAGTGCTTGACTCGTATCCGCTCGGGACTGGGAAGGGGGCTTTGGTAAAAAGGTACTTGGACCTCCCCCTGCCGCAGGAGAAAGCGTGATGAGTGGTATTGTAGAGAGGCTGCGGGCCGAAGCGACAGATAACAAGCGGTATCTAGTCCCTGATGACTTGGCCCTTGAAGCCGCCGCCGAGATCGAACGGCTGCGGGCGGCGCTGGCGTGGTTTGCCAGCGAGTATGAAAGGGTAAACCCCTTGCGCCGAGCAACTATGCATGACCCGGAGTGTCGTTGCGTTCAGTGCGCTTGTGACAACGCCCGCGCCGCACTCACACAGGAGAAGCCCAATGAGTGACATTGTAGAGAGACTGAGGCGCAAAGTGTTTCGGGGTCCGACAATGGAAGCGTCACACGCCAAGACGGTCGAGTGGGAAGCTGCCGACGAGATCGAACGGCTCCGGGCCGAGGTGGGGAGGCTAAACAGCGAACTGACGGACGCCTACACCGATCTCAACAGCGGGCGGCAGGACAACGGCAGTTTTACCGCAGAGTTCAAGCGCCTCACCGCCGAGGTGGAGAGGCTGCGGGCTGAATGCCAGAGCCTCGCAGCGTGGGTGTGCGTTCACCCTGATGGAAAAACCGGGATTGTCTGTGGCGAGGGTGGCTCACAGTATTGCGCCAAGGACGCCGAAATGGAGAGGCTTCGGGCGGACGTGCAGACATGGCAAAGCCACGCCAAGACGGCGATATGGTCCGACAGCGCGGAGTGCCAGATGCTGGCGGCAGACAACGAGCGTCTGCGGGCGGCGCTGGAGTGGATCAACCAGCAGCGATACACGCGCCGAGACACCATTAACCCGGCGAATGGCTATGACCGCGCCGTTGCGCTGAACGAACGATTGTTGGCGCTGATGGATGCCGCCCGCGCAGCACTCACACAGGAGAAGCCCAATGAGTGATCCACTAGAGTGGGTCCTGTTCAACAGGGAACATGCGTCTCGTCTGTCTGATGAGGTAGACGCACTCCGCGCCACCAACGAGCGGCTGCGGGCGGCGTTAGAAAGCATCGTCAAGCATTGCAACACCAAAGGAATGCAAAGATGGCCGATTGCACTGGAAGCCACCGCAGCACTCGCACAGGAGAAGCCCAATGAATGACCGCGCTGCGCTAGTAGAGAAGGTGGCCCGCGCATTGTGCGCTGCCGCAGATGACAATTGGGAATGGTCGGTGTTCTACATAGTGGATGCGAACGACACGGCAGAAAGCGCACAAGACCTATACCGGGGAATGGCATCCACCGCCCTCGACCTCGCGCTGGAGGAAGCTGCGAGGGTGGCGGATGAAAAAGAAGACGAGTGGACGGTGCAATGGCGCGCGGGCCTCAAGGCTGACAGCCACCTAGAGGGAAAATCTGATGGTGCCTGCGAAATAGCCGCCGCCATCCGCGCGCTGAAAGGGAAACCATGAAGTACCGCAAGAAGCCTGTCGTTGTTAACGCATGGCTGATCAAAGACATTGTTGACCGGCACTACGGTCTTGAAAGCCAGCCTGAGCCTATCGCCAGCGCCATCAGCGTCCAGCGCGTCAGGCCCGTTATGAACGGCGTTTACATCGACACACTGGAAGGCGGCATGTTTGGCCGTCTGGAGGACTACCTGATCATGGGGGTCGCTAATGAATTCTACCCCTGCAAGCCTGACATCTTCGCGGCGACATATGAGCGTGAAGAGCCATGAATGATGATCAAGCACGCAAGGCGGTAGAAAAACGGCGCAGGAAGCTGTTGCTATCTGTCCTTGAGGTTTCCCTTGGCGACCTTGTCGCTATGGACGGGATAGACAAGACCCGGCGTTACTTGCGTGAGTTTGAGCGCCAACTGACGGAATGCTGATTAGGCCATTGAATAGTAAGCGGAGATAAGTTAACTACTCACCATGCTGCTTGACCCATCCGCATTCGCTCATCTTGGGATCGTTGACCCATCGCGGCCCATTGATGCGGAAGCGACCATGCGGGACATTGAGGCAGCTAACTACGAGCGCAGCCTGTATGAGTTCCTGAAGGCAGGCTGGCGGTACATTGACCCCAATCCGTATATGGACAACTGGCACCTTGAGGCCATTGCGGAGCATCTTGAGGCGGTCAAGGACGGGCAGATCAAGCGCCTGATCATTAACCAGCCGCCGCGAACATCCAAGTCATCCATGCTGGTCGCATTCGATCCGTGGGTATGGGCGCAGGAGGAAGACACCGACACATCCGGCCCCGGCGTGCAGTTCCTCCATGCGTCCTACGCCCAGACGCTCTCCATCCGCGACAGCGTCAAGACCCGCCGCATGATCGAAAGCCCTTGGTATCAGCGTTACTGGGGCGACCGCGTCAGGATCACCAGTGATCAAAACACCAAGATTAGATTTGATAACGACAGCGGCGGATACCGTCTCGCGACATCAGTCGGCGGCACTCTGACTGGCGAAGGCGGCGGAATAATAATTATTGACGATCCGAGCAATGCGATTGAGGCAGAAAGTGAAACGGTCAGGACAAGCACGTTAGAGTGGTTTGATAACTCACTCAGCACCCGCCTCAACAACCCCCGCACTGGTGCAATGATCCTAGTCATGCAGAGATTGCATGAGGCAGACCTGACTGGTCACATTTTGTCCAGTGACGCCGGTCAGGACTGGGTGCATCTGATGCTGCCCATGCGCTATGAGGCGGACAGGGCCGCCGTGATCTACCCCAATGCCATTAACTGGTCTGACCCGCGCACCGAAGAAGGCGAGTTGTTAACGCCAGAGCGGTATGATGAGGAATCGGTTGTCAGGCTGGAGCGCCAGCTTGGCCCATTCGGAGCTGCCGGTCAATTACAACAGCGGCCTGAGCCGAAGGGCGGCGGCATCATAAAGCGCGACTGGTGGCTGGAGTGGGACAAGGAGAACTACCCACAGGTCGATTACGTTCTGTCCTCAGTCGATACCGCCTACACGACGAAGGAGGAGAACGACTATTCCGCCATGACCGTGTGGGGCATTTTCCAAGACGATAACGAAGTCCCGCGCGCGATGTTAATGAACGCATGGCGGGTTAAGCTTGAGCTTCATGAGTTGGTTGAGAAGATCGCGGCCACCAATAAGAAGTTCAAGGTTGACCACATGCTGCTGGAAAACAAGGCGGCTGGCATCAGCGTGGCTCAGGAAATCCGCCGCATGTACGGCTATGAGGACTGGGGCGTGCAGTTGGTTGACCCCAAGGGGCAGGACAAGGTCGCCCGCGCCTACAGCGTCCAGCACCTGTTCGCGGATGGCCTGATCTACGCGCCCAGCAACTTCTCATGGGCTGACATGGTTATCACGGAGTGTGCGTCCTTCCCGAAGGCCAAGCACGATGACCTTGTAGACTGTGTTGTTTACGCAATGCAGTTTTTGCGAAAGACCGGAATGTTAATGCGTGCCGCTGAAAGAACGGCAGAATTGGTAGATAGTGTTTCCTTTAAGGGTAACTCTGGAGACAAGCCGTTGTATCCTGTCTAGCGCCATGCTAGTGTCACTGTATCAAGGAGTGACATAATGGTTTTTCAAAAGAATACCGATATTATCCGCGAAGAAACCGTTTGGAATGGGAAAACCTACAGACGTTATCCCAATGCCAAGCAATCATCCCACAGGCGGTATTTCTCTTGTTCTGGGTCTTTTTTGCATAGGGATGTCTGGCGTTATTTTAAGGGAGAAATCCCTGCTGGACATCATGTCCATCACATTAACAATAACCCCGCAGATAACGATATTTCCAATCTTGAGTGCATCCCTAGTCAAGATCATTTCATGCTTCACAGTGAGGAACGATCAATAAGGGCAAAAAGGCCAGAGCAATTAGAGCATCTGGCAAACATCAGGTCATTAACTGTTGAGTGGCATAAAAGCGAAGAGGGGCGCGCATGGCATAAGGAAAATGCCAAATCTTCTCTTGCTAAGGCGAGACTGGTCCCAAGGTTCTCCAAAAAGCCTGATCTGGTTAGGAATTGTCACCATTGCGGGCAAGCATTTACAACAAGGAATGTTAGAAAGATCATCTGTAGCGTTTCTTGCGAAAGTAAACGGAAGAGAGCAAAAGAAAAGGCCGAACTTGCCAAGTAGGGCAATTCGGGAGATAAACCTCCTATCCGATATAAGGAACGGCGAACATGCTCCGCGTTCAGGCTTTCATTCTCAGCCATGACAATGGCGTTTACGAAGTTGAGGCCCGTGCGGAGGGCATTGAAGCGCCATTTATCTTCAGTATTCCAGCAAAGTCTGATAATGAAGCAGCTATGGAAGCGATCCACCGCGTTGAGCTTGGCGAAGGATTTGCCAACAAATACATGAGGATAAACTAATGGCAATTCCCGGCCTCAACCCGAATATCCGCCTGATCCCTGACGCCGAAGAGGAGAGCAACCTAGATGATCTTGTCATTGTTAACGCGGATGAGGGCAGTTCAGACACAGAGTTGGACGAAGCAGGGAACGTCATGCGTATCCAACACGCGAACGGAGACATCACCGTCAGTATTGACGGAGGTCCAGTCTCCTCCGCAGGAGACGATGATGACGAGCCAGAGGGATGGTACGACAACCTAGCTGAAGAAATTGATGATCTAGAGCTTTCGCGCATCTCCGACGAAATGTTGCGCGGCATTGAGGCGGACATCAGCACCCGCTCCGACTGGATCGAAGACCGCGCTCAGGGCCTGAAGCTTCTGGGCCTGAAGATTGAGCTTCCCGGCGTGCAGGGTTCAAGTGATGGCGCACCCGTCGAAGGAATGAGCAAAGTTCGCCACCCGCTGTTGCTTGAGGCTGTATTGCGTTTTCAGGCAAACGCGCGCTCTGAACTTCTGCCGACTGATGGCCCTGTAAAGATCAGGGATGACAGCAACAACTCTGGCGCGGAGCTTGATAAGTTGGCAAGCGCGCTTGAGAAGGACATGAACCATTACCTGACGGTCACGGCTACGGAGTATTACCCGGACACCGACCGCATGCTGTTTATGGTGGGCTTTGGCGGCGATGGCTTCAAGAAGGTTTACTTCTGTCCGCTTCGCAATCGCCCAGTGTCTGAGAGCATTGACGCTGAAGACCTGATCGTTAACAACTCTGCCACTGACCTTGAGAATTCCCGGCGCATTACGCACCGCATCATGATGAAGCCGTCCGTTGTGAAGCGGATGCAGATCATTGGTGCCTATCGTGACATTCCCCTATCTGAGCCTAGCGCGCCGTCACTGAACGCCGCTCAGGAAGAGCGCAATGCACAGCAGGGCGTATCCAACACGGTCATGAACCATGAGGACCGTGATCGTGAGGTTTATGAGTGCTATTGCGAACTGGACATCAAGGGCTTTGAGCATAAGCACAAAGGCAAAATATCTGGGCTTGAGATCCCATACCGTGTGACCGTTGACGTTTCCTCAAAGGAAATCTTGTCAATTGTCCGCAACTTTAACGAAGACACAGCAGACCTGCCAATCGCCAAGAGCAGCTTTGTCAAATACACGTTCGTACCGGGCCTT